ATTTGTCTTTTGGCACTGAAAACATTACTGAATGTTGGGAAACTAAACCTGCTTGATATAATTTTAAAATATCATTGCCATGCGTTGTATCTACTATCTTGGAAGTCATTTTTAAGCCAAATGAATCTTCTTCAAATTCGGGCTTGGATAAAACAAATTCGGGTGAAGGTCTGTGATTGCTTAAATGGAAAAGTTCATCTGTTCCGCTTTTGCCTCTGGCATTAATGGATCTGGTGTACGCTCCTTTCATTATCATATCACCATCCAAGTCTATATTACCAAACTTAGACACATAGGCTACTACTGTCCGCCCTGATAAATCAAGAATATCGCCATTTATACCTTTACTTTTCATTTGTGCAAAAAAAAATATTTACACAAAAAACGACAAAAGGAATAGTTTAATTTGTGTAGCGATTCCTAAATAGCTATTTTTGTACTTTAAGTTTTCTTAAAAGTATGACCCAAGAAGAAAGAGAAGATAAAACTGTGACATCCCAGCAGGTTGCTGATTACTTCGATATTGCCATTAATACGGCAAAACGTTACTGTAAGAATGCAAGGTTGCATTATGGAAAGAACCCGAAAGAAATGGTAACTCTTGGGCAAGTGAAAAGAAGTAATAAGTTGGAAAAATAGTTTTAATTGTTAAGGTAAATTTAATAACTACTGACTTTGTCGGTAGTTTTTTTGTGCATAAAAAAAGGAGGTTTTAAACCTCCATTGTTTTTAATAATTCTCTAATCATTTTCTGTATTGATTCCTTTTCACTTTTCGGAACTCGGAACGCCAGTGTGACCGTTGGCTCTTTGTATTTTCTTGGTGCTCCTGCACCTTTTGGGTTTGTCATTGTCATAATTGTTAAAAGTTTGGCAGTAGGTTGCCAGCCTTTTTGTTTTTTACCATTTTCTAACTATTACATTTGTATTTGCTCTAGTCATGCCCCATCTTTGGATTGCATCAATAGCCTGATATTTTTTATAGAAGCCATCAATGTTCTCTCCGTTTGAATCTACTATCCAATAACAGACTTTATTTTTACTGATAAACCATTTTTCTATCGTTACTATCTTTTTATCGTTATTCATCGTCTTATTTGTTTAATTGTTTAAAAATTAGCAGTAGGATGCCAGCCTTGGTGATTAAAATAAACTCATTCCTATTTCTGATTCAGTACGAATGTTATTTCTTTTGCACTCATATTCTAATTGATTACATAAGCCATCAAATTGTGTTGAAGTGATTTCATTGTTTCTCAAAGACTTCATAAGTCTTAATGCGAATCCAAAAACATTAAAATCTTGTGTTTCTTCGATTTCTGAAATTTCTAAAAGGTAGTTTCTAAATGCTCTCATTGTCTTATTGTTTAATTGTTATTGCCTTATTGACAGAACAAATATACAACGACTATTTTAATTATGCAAACAATATTACAATTAATTTAAAATTATTTTTAACAGAAGTCCTTTGAGTAGATTTCTAAGGTAATTCAAAACACTTGGTCTTTCAGTTATTGCCTGTTCCTCTTCCGTTGGTGGTATTGGTATGTAATGAACGCTACACCTGCAATTTACATTATTAGAAGCCGATGCACCATGATTCGGATCACCCGGATATTCTAAATATTCACCGCCAACTAAAAACAATTCGTTCTTGGGAATTGCAGGCTTACCCATCATTGCTCCATGCTCTGGTCTTTCCCTGCCATCAAGTCGTGGAATCCAAATTTTATTTTGTTTAAATGGGATTCCGTTTGATAATACTTTAGTGGACTTACTATTGGCGTGTGTGGTTTCTGTTCGTGCTATCCGTAACGCTCTCATCTTTGAAATAGTGCCTTCTGTAACTTTCTTGATGTTTCGGGCTATCTGGTCTTTTGTTAGGTTTAACGCCAAACCATCTTCAATTTCTTTTTTTATTAACGCTCGGGTGTAATCATTGATTTTTACAATATTCGCACCAAGCCCCATCTTTTTAGCTTCGTCTGCTGTCTGTGCAATTATCTCTTCACTTCTGAAACCAATATTAATATCTTGGATTGCATCTTTGTTCAATTTGCCTCCAACTTGCCTAATCATTATCCTAAGATTAGAAACTAATAAGCTGGTCATTGCCTGTGAATAGAACTCTTCATAAGCCCTTGCGATTGGCTCTGTATCTAAAAGCACATTCAAAGAAAATAAGGTATCCATTACGCCCCTCTGTTCGTAATATGGCATTACTCTTTCTGCTGATTCTTTTAAAGCATTGTAAAAGATTCTATAACCTTTCTTTTCTACCTTAATAAGTTCCCTTTGAATTGCCTTTGATAATAATACTTTATCCTGCTTGGTCATAGATTTAGATTAGAACCTTGTACCTGTGGCAAATCAAACATAATATCATCAAGAATCTTTTTGCTACCACTTACTAAAATCTTGTCCGCATTTTCACCAGTGTAAGCATCGTATTTAATTACGTCTCTGATTTCATTAATAGTTACCGATTCTGTTTTCATCAACCTTTCAGCAACCTTAAACAATTCCTCGTACATCTCGGGAAACTCTGTATAGTCAAAATCAATGTAAAGGTCTTCGCCATAACTTGGACACAACCACGAATTTAATCCGTTCTTCAATGCTTCAAGTTCTGGTATTACGCCATCTGTTACGCTTGAAACTTTGCCCTGTTGCATTGTGTCGTAACTTGCCGATTCGTGGTCATTAAGCACCACCATTGAGTTTACATGAAACAAACTGCACCAAGCTTTATCATCAACGCTCTTTGATGCAAGTATATTTAAATCGATTGGACTTAAACCAAGGTCAAGTGAACCCAAAGGAATAGAATTTAACGCTATGCCTCCGTTTCCTGCTTCCTTAATAGTTTTCCTTAGCTTCTCGTTTGCGTTGCTCTCTTGGCTATCGCTCGGCATACTTATAGAACTAAGCTGGTCTGGTGTAAGATTTGGGAATACTATTTTCTTTGCACCCCTGTTCTGCATCGTTTCAGTTTCTGCGTCCAATGCATCCGAAGATTTTTGTAATAGTTTTCGGGCTGACTTAAATATTGAAGTGCCATCAAAACCGCCAGCAACTGGTGAAAAGGTTTTTATTACACAAACTTCCTCTGTTGCTATCTTATTAAGAGGTTGTCTCTTATCTGCATAGTTGGCTATTACTGTTGCTCCTTCTCCTGATTCAGAAATTATGTGCTGGGCAGGTAGTAAGTATATCTGCTGAAATCCTTTTGTCCTAACGCTGTTTTCTACCCTTGAACCTTTGATAAAACAACGCCCTACGAATTTTTTGTAAACTAAATAGCCGTAAACGAACTCATCCCAATTTTGTGTCGGGTTTGGCTTATTAAGCAATTCAACCAATGGGTGATCTTCTAACTCTAATTTTTCAAAAGCTTTTTTCTTTAACTCATTAATTTTGGCAATATTCTTGACATTGAAATTAGATTGATAAGCTTTGTATTGCTTTAGAGCTGTCTTGTTCTTTACCCTGTAAACAATCGGGCTGACTGATGCCATTTTACGAGCCACCCAGTCTGTGATGGTAAATATAACGTGATTGCCTAAAAATCCATGGTCTATGTATATTTGCGTTTCGTCTCCGAAATAAACCAAAGGTCTATAACCGCCAAAATCTCCGTTATAAACAATTTTGACCACTTGCGGGTCTTGCACCTCAATAGCCTTCTTTCTATTTAACCCTAACCACTTTAAAGCCCCCATAATTAATGTTTTAAATGCAAATGTATAATTTAATTACGAAATATCCCAAAGGTTGTATTTTCCCTTTAATTCAAACCAGTAACGCATAGCTATCATGTCAGCATAATCAGGAGAACGTCCTAATTGCTCTTTTATATCGTCTTTTGATAGAACACTTTTTTTACCATCCTTATCCATGTTCTTTTGTTTAACATATTGCAGTTCTTCTTCAATAGCCTGTTTATGTTCGCCATCGACTCCAAAATAAACTTGATTAGAGTTAATTCTATCACTTATTCCAAAGTAACATTGCGATTTTAAATTAGCATAATTTTGTTTAACCCCTTTTACGTCCAATGGACTTGAATTATTAACAAAGCCTTTGCACTTTACAAAATCAACAACACCACCACCAACGCCATCCTCATCTACTATTATATTGCTTAATGGTATTTGGTTTTCAATCCTTAACCTTTCTAATACTTCTTTTACTTCATCTAAACCACTTTTAGCTATTGTAACTATCTTAAACAACCTAAAACCACTCCATACACCAATCACTGTTTTGTCACCACCAAATCGAGCTATATCTGCCACTATGTACTTTTCGCCTTTTTCTACAAATGTATTTGTAAATGAATTTAAAATATTTTCATAAGGTATTAAAATAGTCGGGTCGTCTGAATATTCCCAATTCCCAAAGAGTAACCTTTGTTTTGAATTTTCGTCTAATGTAAGTAAGTTGTTTCTATAATGCTCTGATATATTTGGATTATCAGTAAGTAACGATTGAATAAACTTTTTATTTTCTGCTAAAGTTTCTTTTTTTGCTGGTTGGTAAAATTCGGAATATGTCCAGTTTTTTGCAGGATTGCAAGTCATTAATATTTTAGGTATTAAATTATTTTGGTCTAAATTATACCTTATTCTTGACTTAACAATGTTTTTTGCTTTTTCGACAATTTGGTTACATTCGTCTATAAAAGCATCGGTTATTTCTAAAGAACCAAGTTCATCAAAGTTTGGATCACTTGGATAAAGAAATAAGTCTTTAAGTAATATTTGGCTACCATTAGAAAAGTAGATAATATTAGATTGTTGATTGTACTTATAATGTGTTCCAGCCTTTAATCCTTGTTCTTTTGCAACAAAAAAGAAAGATTGCAATGTGGTTTCTTTTAATGTCTTTAATGATGCTCTTCCTATTAATCCTTTTGTTTCAGGATATTTCAATCTTTGTTTTATTTGCCAATAACACCCAAGTATTGACTTTCCACCTCCCGCTCCACCGCCAAAAAGTAATTCAATAGTTTGATTATCTTCTAAATAATCTAAGGCAATAGTTTGTTTTTTACTAAGCCTCACTTTCGTAAGTTTTTTGTTCGTTCCAAACTATTGATACTTCGCCAGATATATTAGCATCAGTCTTATCTATAAGACCTAACTTACGAGCAATTATGTTCGGGTTTAGAAGTCCAGCAGCTGCTCCTTCAAACTGTTGTGTGTCTATAATTTGCTCTATGTGTGTAGTGATAAGCAAAAAATCATCTTTTTTTTTGTAATTTTTAAATGTATTTATAACAATACCAAGAAAAGTACAAAGTCCACCCATTGAAAAAGGACGCATTTTAGGCATTTCTACTTTTATGGCATCTTTACCTTTGTAATCAATTTCAATAAACGGGTTATTTTGTACCCATTCGAAATACTCCTTAGCTTTTTCTCCTAATTGTTTAGGGTTATCATAAATACATTCCCTACCATCAGTGTCTCTTAGTTTATAATATTCGTTCCCTTTTTGAAATCCCATAACTGATTTTTTATGTAAAATTAATTATTATATTTGTCTTTTCATTGTTATATATTTTAAGGTTAAAAAAAACATACTTGCTATTTTAATTAAGATAGCAAGTTTTTTTATGCAAAAATACAAAGTTTTACAAGATAAAGTGTCCTACAAAAAGGATTTAAAATATGCCTCCGCTGGTGACATCGTTACCTGCATCTGCTGGCATGGTGATGTATGTATCGTCCAAAACGTGAAAGGTAATCGATTCTCCATTCATAGAGACAAACTTTCGCTCTTGTAATTGTAGATATATTTAAGCCACGTTTTAAAGCCTCTTTTTAAAGGTTTCTTTTCGTTTTGTTTAATCTCTAATACCTTTTGTAATAAATCTTCGTTTATTTTCATTTCATCCAAAATTGTTTCTCTTTCGAGAAGTTTATAAAAAAAGAATTGGTGCAAGCCACATATTTATGGGTTTGGTTCTCATAAATCTTTATCAATTCGCCATAGGCATAGGCTTTTTCGAAATCCCAGAAGTAGCCAATATCTCCAACCTGTGAATCTTGTGGCTCGTTCGGGTTTCTTTCTGATGCATTTGCATAAAAGCCAAACAAACACTTGAAAGAGTGAGTTTTATCATTATTCTTATACAAAACCAACCTAAACTGTGCGTCTAATTTATCATCATCCCACACCCACATTTCTTTACCAATTAGTTCAA